AGCGACACATTACTTGACATGTCTCACGCTGAGTCTCGTCCTTGTTCCGTGTGATTGTGATCGGTGTACCGCACTTGACGAGTCTTACCCTGCGTCTCGCTGCAACTGCGTCCTAGTTTGGCTGAGACTCAAGCGACTCACGATTCTCGCTGAGACTCAAATGCTTTATTATAACAAAGTCCTTATGGGGTAAATCCGACCTTCGCCATACGTATACATGGTCAGACAAAATTATGTCAGTTTTTATCAGCTATGCTCCTGTCTAGTGAGATAGTTGAGGTCTATTAGGAATATCCAATCAGAGGATATTGGTTACAGAGGAAGAGTCCACCCTTCTCCTCCCCTGTATAAGTGCGTGATCGCTCAACGCCAGTTAGGAACTGTGTTCCCAGTGTCATATCCTCGAGCCTCTTCACGCTGCTCTAGGGTCATTCCTAAGACCAAGTGGTTAGCACTAGATTGAGGGTCGTCTATAAATGCAGCAAGCTGATCTGCAAACTCATCCTGTTTTCTCATAGCTATTTGGTCTAATGCACTAATATGTAAAGCGTCTATAAAGTACTTTACGCCCTGTGCAAGGCAGTCTAATCTGTCATCATGCTTAACTGCACCTTTCTGTCTACACATACGGCTCATTTGGTAAAAGAGCATATATAAGAGCCTACTTTCAGGTGCACTGTCTTTGTTGGAGGTATAGTCCCAATCAATAACAGCCCGATTAACAACAAGGCGGTGTTGGTTAAGCACAGGCTCAAGACTATCAATGATCCTGTCTTCTTTTCTAACGTTTGCCCTAACCTCTTCAATATGTATGTTTTGTCTCGTTTGAATAAGGTGTTTTTTAAATAATTCACTTACAATTCCATCTCCAAAGTTTGTTTCAATAACCAGCGATGAAACTCCATACTTTCTGCATCCCTTAAGGATGTCAAGCAAGGTATTATCGCTGTACCCGTCCCTGTACGCTCGCACTTCATGCAAATAGATGATTCCGTTGCGTTGGGATAGATAACAAGCCGCTGTTTCGTCTGTTCCTCTTCCCGAAGGATCAATGCTACATATGGTCTCGTCATATTCAGCCCAATCTCCTTGCATTTGCATAGGTGAATAGAAATAGTCCCCCGGTAAGCCCACTGTTGGGGCATCTTTGATAACATTGGCTGGATCTGAGCACCATATGATGTTTTCGGGTGCAGTATCAGGATTAACGCTAGTAATAATGAGATCAGCCATCTTAAGTGGGAATTTTTCTGCATCTGATAAGCTTGTGTCTAGTTGAAACTGCAACATGTAGTTTGACCGCCCCATAGAAGCTTCTCTTTCGAGTAGGTCTTCGTTTGTAAAGCGATCATCTGTAGGAGCCCATTCATCAACCCCACTATCTATATCTACCTGTAACTCAGGAGCTAGAAGTCCTTCGTATTGGGTAATGTTTTTACCTCTTGGGTATCTGGCCGGCCAAACCAAGGGGCGATACGAACGCTCTGCCAGCTTACGATAAATAGTAAAAGTAGTCTGAGGAGTCCCGAGATACATAATACGGCTATCGCTTTTCGGGGTAAGAATTGACTCCGCTTCCGTACAGAGCTGAAGTAGTTTTTCACGCATCAACTCCGTCATACTGTTGCCCGGGACCTCGACGTCGTCTAAAATCATCAAGTCTGCCCTGCTTCCAGTAAGCTGTCCTGTAATACCCACACTCTTGACCGAAGGTGCTTGGTGTGGAGAACAGTTGACATCGAAGCTGATACGTGACCATCTTGAGTCGTCGGATTTTGGTCTTAAGAAATTTAACCATGGTGTCTCTATAATAAGTTTCTGTAAGAAGATAGACATGTTATCTGCACGTTCTTTAGACGCAGAGATAATCATGATCTTTCTTTCGGGGTCATTAAATAAAGTCCATAGAACAAAAGCACCAGTAATCCAGCTCTTACCAACGCCCCGAAACGCCTGTATTTGTAGTCGCTTGGGACCAGTCTGCAAGTAATCTGCAATCGCATATTGAGCCCTCGTAGGAGGTGGAAGATGTAATTCATGCCATAACGCCTGCAAGAACAACTTAAAGTCTTGCTGTAATAGGGCTAGGGAATTTTTTTCGGTATTCATTATAAGACTTTTAAGATTATTTTAGACATTATATCAACTGCTAGTTCATACGTTAATAGACCTTCTGAACCTTTCATTTTAATAGGATAAACTCTCATCTGACCACTAGGTTCTATAAATATAGGACGCAAAGCTATTTCTGCCATTTCTGCTGCATCATCTAGATCAGTAACAAGAGAGAATTTTGCGGCATTACGTTTAAGAACTGTTGTCATATATTTTTGATAATCATCAACACTTAAATTCTGGTCAAATTGTTTAAGCCTTAAACCAAAGGCATCAATATCGTCTCCTAGTTGGTTAATATCTCCTTCTAGACGCTTAAAATCAACCATTCGCCTATAACTCTTTTCATCCCCCTGTTTTTCAATTGTCTTAATAATTTTAGACAGAAGATCAACTTGAAACTCTTTTTTTACATTATGATAATCGGCTAAATACCCATCGTTGTCGAGTTTATTTAACACAGTTGTTAATTGCTCTATGTTTAGTTTTAAATCGTCTTGATCTAAATTTCGCATGTCAAACAAATTATTATATACAATTTCAGCATCATTAGTTAAATCAAACCCTCGACGCATTTTTTTAAGAAATTTATCTGTAATAAGTAGTCTTTGTCTTGGCTCGTTTTTAAGTGTAGTTAGTACATCTGGAGTAAAAAAATATTGACCGGCTTCGCCTATACCATTATCTGGATCTCTTATATAAGCATGCTGTATAGAGTGAGGTGTTTTAACTGTTTTTGCCCCCGGAACTGGATTTTTTTTACCAGTCCTTGTTAAACGTGGCATTGTTTTCTGCCCAGCCCCTATAAGCATTTTTATATTTTCCATACTATCTCCAGCTTGTATATTTCTTTTTAACAAGTGTGCAGTTAGCTTCCACCATTCTTCGCTACCATAGACTAAGCCATGATATAAAGGCAAAGCAGCTTTCAATGGCAAAAGATGATGTGGTTGCAAATGTGAATCAGGTATACCTAAGACGTCAAATAATGTCTTATATCTAGCTGTAAATTGATTTCTAAGTGTTTTTTCGTAAGCTTTACCGGCTTTTACTTTAGCGGCTGCTACAAACGTACCAATAAAAATTCTATCATCACTACCTTTTCTTATTAATCCTTGTGCTGCTGCTTTTAAGTACTGGTTATGATCATATACATATTCACCATCTACATTTTTAGGCATCTGCATACGACTCATCCAACCATTAACAGCTAATTCTGTTTTCTCGTCACCTAAAGCGTAAGATTTCCAGTTTTGTATTCTTTGACCTATCTTAGGATCTATTGGTAAGTCATCATAATCGTCAGCACTTATTCTACTATATAATTCATTTCCAAGATCAGAAGTAACATTATACTTTGCTCTTGCAGCTTCTCCCGGTGAACTATAGTTACCATAGTATTTTTTATACAAACGGTCAGCTCGAACTTTCTGTAGTCCTTTACCAGCAGCAGTAACGCCACCACCAAAGATACTACCGACTCCAGCTGCCATCGCCATTTCGTCAAAATTTAGTAATCGGTTTTCATCTATACCTACTCGAGTTTGCTCACTTATTAATCCTGTAGCTAATCCGCCAGTAACACCACGCTTTATAGAGCCAGCTTGACCAACGACTTTAGCTACATTTTTGCTAGCTCCAATATTCATAAATGGTATTGCACCGGCTGCACCAGAAGCTACTACCTCGCCCCAGTTCATCTCTTCTTCGTTATATAAATGCTTTTGTACTAAATAATTAGTATATGCACCCTGTCCGAAGTTGATAGCACCATAAGCAAGACCACTAAGACCAGCTGTTGCTTTTAAAGTAAGTGGATTTAATAATGCACCTGTTAAAACGTCTGTAGCTACACCACCGCCTACTTCTATACCTATTCCTTGGAGTCGCTTAAGTAGTTCTTGTTTTCTAGCTTCATCTTCCATTAGAAATCCTCTATAGTTAACTCTTTAGTTAAGTTAATCTTAC